TTCCGCTGGTTTCTGCGTCTGGCTCGGTTGTCGCGGTGGTCGGCTTGGCGAACTGGACGCCGAGATGTTCGGCGATGTCTGCGAAGTCGATGTCGGTGACGTCCGGACCGTTATTTTGCACCTTGTCTGTGGTGTCTGTTGCCATGGTTAGTGGGTCCAAGTCCCGGCAGGATTCGGGTTGCCCGGCGTGTGGGCCGTGCGTGCGGGGTGAATCAAGAAGTCCCTGCGCATGCAGGGGGAATTACGGCGCCGGTGGGCGAAGTGCAAAGGGGTGCGGTCACAAAGCACCGCAAAGCGCCGCAAAGCGCCGCAAATAGTTAGCGCGATACTTGCCAGAGGCCGATTTGCGCGAGTGCGTAGCCCCACCAGACCAGCATGAGAGCGTAGCGTCCGGTCCATGCCATTTCCGCGCCTATGACAAAGTAGACGATGCCGACTGAGGCGATGAGCCAGGTGCTCATCGGGAGTGACGAGTGACGGGTGACGAGTGACGAGTGGGACGGCGATAACCCAAAGCCGTCAGGATCGTGGTGAGTTCGCGGCTGCGCTGGTCGATGACTTCTTCCGCGATGTCGGGGAAGGCGGCGTGCAGGAATTCGTGGAGTTCGACGCGGAGGCGTTTGCGGCCGACCAGGCGGCGGTCGATCAAGATGCGGTGGCCGGCGCTGTTGTCGCCGGGCTCAGGGGTGAAGGCGTAGCCGTCGGCCTTGCCTTTGAGGCGCACGTATTTCCAAGGCCACGATCGACTGGCGATGCGGAACCGGTGCGTCATGGCGACCGGCTCAGTAGAAGGGGAAGAAGGTGGCGGTTTGGCGGGAGCAACCTTTGCCCGGGGCGAATTCCATGATCCAGCCGCCGACCATGGCGCTGAGTCCTTTGGTCAGCATGAACGGGGTCTGGCGCTGGAAGCAGCCGACTTGAAGCACGCTGATGTTGCGGTAGGACGGAATCCAGTCGCTCTTGTGGTAGTTGCCGATGGCCAGGATGTCGGGTTTGCGGCCGCCTTCCATTTGCTCGACGATTTTCTGCGGGCGGTAGCTGAGGGCGTAGCTGCTGCCGCCGCCGGGGTGCAGGACGCCGACGGTGAATTTCTTGCCGTTGGCCGAGAGGCTGACCGTGCCGTAGTCCTCGCCAATGAAATGCCAATCGGGGCGCAGCTGCTCGAGGCCCTTGCCGACGGTGATGCCGGCGGCGCGTTTGAAGGCGACGTCATGGTTGCCGGTAATGAAGTAGACGGGGCAGCCGAAATGCGGGGCGACTTCGGCGAACCATTGGCTTTGCGCTTCCCATCCGTGTTTGTGGGTTTCGAATTCCTGGCCGCGGTAAAGTTTGTATCCCTCGAGGACGTCGCCGGCGTGGATCATGCAATGCACCTTGGCCTCGCGGCAGGCCGCGGCGTAAGCGTTGAGGGCGTCGAGGTCTTCGTAGAGGCTGCCGAAATGGGTGTCGCCGAAGATGCCGAAGCGGATGGTGTCCGCCGGGATCTCGAGCTTGGTCTGGCGTTTGCTGGCTTCGAGGTGCTCGTAGACGCGGGCCATGGCGGAGTAGCGGCTCTGGCCTTCGGGGGATTCGGCGTAGGCTTTCTCGAAATCTGCTACGGTCTTGACGGGCTTTTTGGCGGGGCGCTTGGGCATGGGAGATTTGAAATTGGAGATTGGAGATTTGAGAGGGGTCAGACGGCGCCGACGATTTCGCGCATTTCTTGGATGACGCGGGGGCGAGCCCAATACGTCACGTCACGTAACTTGAGTTTGTTCTCCTGGAATTCCGGAAGGTCGGCGTAGCGGCGCCAGACGTGGTTCGGTATGCCGCTGGCGATTTTGATTTCGTGCTCGGTGAGATACCCCTCGCCCAGATCAGTGATGGTGCGCTTAAGTTTCAGCGCGTAGTCGTGGTGACTCCGGAATTCGCTGAGAGTGCGGGTCTTGATGGCGCCCGCGGTTTTGGTTGGAGAGGGCGGAGTGGACTGATTGGGGCCGCTTACCTCCGCAAGAACCTCTCGTATCACGGATGTGGGAACCGGACCGCCCTTGCCGTTGTAAAGCGCACGACGAATGCGCTCCGGCTTGTGGCCGTGGCCATGCCGTTCGATGTAGTTTTTGACGCGTGTTCGCGCATCCATGCGGGGGGAGCAATGCGGGGGCGGCGAGCAAATCGCAATAGGCTGCTCCCCAAAAGCGCCACAAAGCGCCACAAAGCGCCGCAATTAGAGTCCTTGCGGGCTGGCGATGGCGTCGGCGCGGCGGGCGGCGAGGTCTTCCTTGAGGGAAAGGATGGCGTCCATGCCGCCGGCGGTGTGGGCGAGAAGGCTCGGTTGCTGCGCGGTTTGTGGGGCGCGGACGATTGCCTGGGCATCACCGATATGCTCGTCGATCACGGCCATGATGGCCGCCCAGAGAGGCGTGCTCTCCGGGACGGCCAAGGCGCCGCGTTTCTCTTTATCGGTCAACGTGGGGACGTCGATGCGGATTTTGCGGGTGAACCAGCTCATTTTGCTTTGAAGCCTGCGCGTTTGTTTTTCATCTGAGAGTAGACCTTCGGGGCGATCGTGCTCTTGGATTTCGGCCGGCTGGTGCCGGCGGCCTTGCGGCGGTTGATGTTGGCATACAGTCCTTGTTTCATGTGTTTTCTCCTTTCTACCATTTGACTTTGTCGGCCCAATACGCGGCGGACATCTTGCCCTTGGCGATGTTCTTGGCGTGGCGGGCTTTGAATGATTTGTTCCGGGCGGTCCCGGCCGGTGATCCCTTCACGCCTTGTTGGCCGAAGCGGATGATTTTCTCGACGCCGCCGCTGCACGCTTTGACCACGTGCGACTTGGTCGCATGGCCGGGCGTGCGCTTGGGCGCGTTGCATTTCATGGCTGATTTTCCGATCATAGAGTTGGCTCCGGTAGTCCGAACGCTTGCAGGACGTCGATGCGTCGAAAGCGGCGGTATTTGATGCCTTTCAACCGCACGGGCTTGAGGAGGCCAGCGCGGACGTATTTGCGGTAGGTATGGATGTCGTCGGGGTCGAGCCCGAGGAGATCCATGACGTCGCGGCGTTTGAGGATTTGTTTGCGCATAAGCGAGTTGAGTGTTGAGGGTTGAGAGATGAGGGATTGGAGATTGGAAATTTGAGATTGGAAATTTCAGTAGCTGCCTAGGGGTTGGAAGCTGAGGTCGGTGTTGTCGTGGTAGCTGGCGCCGCTCAAGACGAGGTATCTCAGGACGTCGATGGCGTCTTTTGTTCCGGAGGTTTTGGGGCCGGTGCCGGTGTATTGGCTCAAGGCGAAGATGAGGTTTTTGCAGTTGCTGGTGACATACAGGGTCGGCTGGTTGAGGGCGCCGATGGGTTGGCTGTCGTCGTATGACAGCCAGTTGATGATCATGGTGACGCCTTCGGCGATGCCGTCGCCGGGGGCGGCGGTGAAGTGGAGGCCGATCTCGGCGCATTCTTCGATCAAGGTTGTCGCGCCTTCCCTGGCGACGGTGGCGGCGTTGCCATAGCGGCTGTCCATGATGCGCTCGAAGATGACGAAGTCTTCGGCGTCGCGGGCGTGGCGGGTTTCGATGTTTTCGATCTCGAGTTTGTAGTGGCTTAACCCGAAGCCGAAGCTGCGCTGGGCGTCGCCGGCAATGCCGTCGGGGTTGTTGCCGCCGGGGACGGCCCAGGGCCCGGGGAGGCCGACGCCGGGGACTTCGCGGACCTGGCTGGGCCATTCGTCATAAACGAAGCAGCGGCCGGCGGCGTCGAATCGCGCCCAAATCATGAACCAGTTGCGGCCGGAGCAGGGATCGACGACCTGGTAGTTGACGCCGCGTTTCGGCACGCGGTCGGGGGGGATGACGTGGATGTTCGTGTTGAAGTTGACGAACATGTTGGCGGCCTTTTTCGTGGGGACGCCGTAGGCTCGCATGAGGATGCGGTCTTTGGGGGACTTGATGAGTTCGGTCTTCATCGCGTCGTAGTTGCCGAAGGGGTTGTCGGCAGTGTGGAAGTAGACGACGCGGGCGGTGGGCTTGGCGCATTGCTGGACGCGGGGGACGCGGATGGGGCGGCCTTTAATGTCGAGGACGAGCTCGGCTTCCGTATCTTCGAGGGTGATGGCGCCGGCGAGGTATTCGGCGACGGTGTCGGTGTAGCCGAGGACGGGCGTGAAGCCGACGGCGAGTTCGCCGTTGCGGGTGATGAGGCGGAAGCGGAGGGCTTCGATCCACTCGGGACTGACGAGTTCGTCGGCCCAGCAGTAGGTTAATTCGGCACCTTCTACGGCTTTGACGTCCATGGAGTAAAATTTGAACCAGCACTGGCTGCCGTTCGGGAGGACGAAGGAGTTTTCGGTGAATCCGCCTTTCTGCGAGTAGGTGATGTTCGTGACGACGCCTTTGCGGAGTTTGCCGGAGGCGGCGGGTTTCCATTCGGCGGGCAGGTATTCCCAGATGTAGGGTTGCTGGTTCTGGATGCTGGAGGCTTCGGTGGATTGCAGGCACCAGACTTTGGCGCCGGGGGTATTGACCAGGATCTGCACGGCGCGGCGGGCGAGGTAGCGGGATTTGCTGGCGCGGTTGCCGCCGAGGATGAGGAGCTCGGTGACGCCTTTGGGGAATTGCTCGCGGAGTTCGGCGAATTGGCGGTCGGCCGTGGACCAAACGGGCAGGACGGCGCCGTAGCGGTAAGGATCTTCGATCTCGAGACGGATGCGCTCTTCGAAAAGTTTGTGGAATTCGACGAGCTGATCCGGGGTCATGCGGCGGACGCCGTCGTCGAAGCGGACGAGGACGTTGCCGGCGGGGTCGCGGCCGAGGATTTCGGGGGCGCGATGGATCGGGTGGTCGGTGAAGAGCATGGAAGTTGGCAGTCGTCAGGAGTCAGTTGGCAGGGGTCGGGCGGAGGAGATGCCATGCGAGGCGGACCACTGCTGGAACTTGAGCGTTTCCGGCGGCGTAAGTGCGGTCCATCCGGTCGGGAAGCCCATAACTTCGTCGAGCCAGTCCGGATTCGGATAAGTTACGCCGAAACGGATTTTGACGTAGTGGCGAAGCTGATCGGTCCGTTGCTTTCCGGTGGACGCCCGAATGGCGGTCGTGCCCCCCTTCCCGTCTGTTGCTGTTGGCGTTGGCAACCACCCACAGTCGGGCTCGGTGATGTTGAAATCCACAGGCGTCTGCGCCAACAACTCCCCACCGCGCATCGAACCCCAGCTCGGCAAGGTCTCCAAGCACTCGTCCGAGTCCTCGAACAACAAGCGCTGGGGAGTTTTCCACGAGGACGTAGCGCGGTTCCACTTCGCCAATGATTCGGGCCATGTGCTTCCACATGCTGCTGCGGTCTCCTTCGATTCCGGCGCCCTTGCCGGCGACGCTGATGTCTTGGCATGGAAACCCGCCCGATATGACATCAACAATGCCTCGCCATGGTCGGCCGTCAAAGGTTTGCACGTCATCCCAGATGGGAAACGCGTCCAAGCAGCCGTCGTTTTGTCGCTGCACAAGAACGCTTGCGGCGTAGGCGTTCCATTCGACGGCGCATACGGTTCGCCAGCCAAGGAGTTTTCCCCCAAGGATGCCCCCACCAGCGCCTGCGAATAGAGCCAGCTCATTCACTTTGTTTCCATTCTTTCGGGAGGTCGAGGTCGAGGCCGTTGCCGTCCATGGGGTTGCCGATCAAGCGGACGTCGGGTTGCCAATAGAATCGGAAGTGGCCGCCAGGACAGCGGACGCCGAATTCGCAGTTGTGGTCGGTGCCGTAGGTAATCATGACTTTGGCGGTCCCCTCGCCGTGCTCGGTGATGACG